TCTTTACACCATTAGATGTAGAAGTACTGCAAAAGAAAATAAAGCATTGGACAAGCTAGACTAATGTGCTACAGTAATAGAGCATATATTTCAGGTTCACCTTATGACCTCAACAATGACCAAACAAGAATACTCTGTCTATTACGGGATAGAGGAACTTAAAAGATTACACACAGCACACAGTATTGCGTTCGATACAGAAACATTACAGCTACAACCAGAAGAAGGTAAGCTCCGACTACTGCAGTTGGGGTGTTATGCTTCACGAACCATCGTAGTTATAGATTGTTTTGAACTGGAGAAGAAAGATTGGAATTACTTAGAGGATTTCTTTAGTTGTACCAATAGATTTTGGTTAGCTCACAACGCAGTGTTTGATTTGGGTTGGTTGCAGGAACATGGCATATATCCTACTGGTTTTGTTAGGTGCAGTATGTTAGCCAGCAGATTACTAACTAATGGTATTCCACAGACTAAGCATGGACTAGATGCACTAGCTAAAAGACAGCTAAACATGGATGTATCCAAAGAACAGCAGAAGTCAGATTGGGGTGCAGAAACTTTATCCAAAGAACAACTTACATACGCTGCCAAAGATATTGAAGTACTACTTGAACTCGATCAGGTATTAGACCAGAAAATACGAACTGCCAGATTAGACAGGGCATACACCCTGGAATGTCGGGCACTTCCAGCTATGGCTCAGATGTGGAGGACAGGATTACCCTGGAATCGTGAAGAGCTACAACAATGTCGTGTTGATTACGAAGATGACATCAAAGAGTTAGGTAATGAATTTATCAGGGAACTTGATAATGATTTACCAGAGGGCAAAAAGTTACCACGAAACGATGATGGTTCGTTTAATTTACGTGCGAAAGACGAAGGTTCAGTCAGACTAGGTACTAAAAAATATGCAGGATTTAATATCAAAAGCTCTAAGCAACTGTTAGAAAAACTTGAATTAGTTCTTGGTTACACTCCTGTAAATGGTGATGGTAAGCCTAGCGTTGCTAAAGATGCTTTAAAGAATTGTGCTGCTGATTCACCAACGATCCAAACACTTATGACTTGGAAACGTAGAGAAAAACGTAGACAGATGATAGAGAGCATACAGGATAAGATGTCAGATGATGGATTTGTTAGAGCGTCTTATATGCAACTTGGTGCAGATACAGGCAGGATGTCCAGTATCAAACCTAATAATCAGCAGATACCCAGAGATTCAGAGTTCAGGCAATGTGTTCAAGCACCTGAAGGATGGAAAATAGTTGATGCTGACTTTTCACAGATGGAACTTAGATTGGCTGCTGCGTTAGCCAGAGATAAAAATATGACTGCTGCATTTAGACGGGGTGAGGATCTGCACGACTATACCGCTAATAAGATGGGATGTGACAGACAGATTGCCAAATCTGCAAACTTTGGTCTGTTGTATGGTGCAGGAGCAGATGGTCTTAGAAAATATGCAGGTAGTAGTGGTGTAGTTATGTCGCAGCAACAGGCTATTGAGATTCGTGACAACTGGCTTACTACATATAACGGTATTCGAGATTGGCAGCAGGAGATGAACTATACATCACGATCCACAGAAAATGATGAGTGGGCTGAGACTAGAGTGCCAGTATCCAATATGCGTAGGTTCTTGAAGGGCGATCTTAACAGAACTACTGTTAGGTGTAATACTCCGATTCAGGGTGCTGGTGCTGCAATACTAAAATGTGCATTGGGTAACTTATGGGCCAAAGTCAAAGATATAGGTGAAGATAAAGTAAGGATTGCAGCAGCCGTCCATGACGAATTGATTCTTTTAGTTAAAGAAGATATTGCTAATGAATGGGCTGAGATCTTAAAAGAAACAATGGAAAAAGCGGAAGCGAAATGGTTGGGTGACGTTCCAGCATTAGCGGAAGTATCCGTTGGCGACAAATGGAGTGAGGTTCATTGACAACAGAACAAAAAATTCAAGCAGCTTTGAAACGCATTGATGAATTAAAGCTGCTCATTGAATACTGGTCTAAGACTAAGTAGAATATTACAAGAGTCGAGTGTTCTATGCAGGATGAGATAAGAGCTAATCTTATGAGGGATTTATACAAACAGATCCCTAAGGCCACTAATAAGGATTTAGCTAGTGCAATAGAGTATTTAAAGTCAGCTACAGAAATACGTTCAGGTAAATCACAGAAAAGAAAAGAAGCTAGAAAAAAGTATAAGAAAAAGCAAATAGAGGCAGCCGATTTTCCATTTTGGTGGTAGAGTAGTACAAGAGTAATGTATTAAATGGCATTAAAACACGGAAACAAAAGTTACTATCAGGTATTGATTGATCCAAACAGGTCAGAACTTATAGAAGAGCAAGCTGAGAAAGAAGGTATCCGTGGTACAGCCTGGGTTAGAAAAGTAGCGTATAAAGAGTTGGAGCGTATATATCCAAGCACAACATACAAAGTGGCTGAAGCTAAAGATGAATTGATGTGGAGAGAATCTGTAGAACGTAGAATACAGGGTAGAAAGTCAAAACAATGATTGTAGTAACAGCAACACCGAATGATGACATAATGAACTCAGGAAGTATTTTATGGGAAGTAACATGGCAGAAAGATTTAGAACCACCTAAAGGTAAATTAATAATGATGCCTCCTGGCGGTTGGGCTGATCCTATTCTTGAAGATTTTTTACCTAAAGAAGTTATTAAGGCATTAATTGAAAAATATGGATTAAATGGATAACAAAGATTTGATACAAAATTATCAGCACCAGCTTGCAGAACTAGAGAAAAAATTTTGGTTCGATAATTTGGATATGAAGGAATATTGTGTCAGATATGATGCTATAAATAAACGCATAAGTGAACTTGAAAATGAAAAGAATGGACACTCCATCTGGCAAAAAATTAACATTTTTGCAAAACAACAGAAGAAAAAGATTAGTGAGATTATTGTTAGACGTAGAACTTCGTGGGGTGGATCACAAGATATACATAACTAAAGATTTTAGAGCAGACCTAACCGTTCATGATGGGAATTGGATAAACGACCATATAAGGACTGCTATTGTTAAACATAACTATGAAGTTGATAAGATACCAAGATTACAGGTAAAAGATTTCAGTATGCAAGAACTTAGGGAATACGAAAAAACTTTTTTATCTGACGACCCATAGATTTCTTTTTCTTTAGTTTTTCTTTCTTCATTTCTCTTATTGCTTGTGATGCCTCTAGTTCTGCTAGACGACCTAACATACCTGCAAGAAATAAATCCTGTTTCATCTGGTGTCTTATGAGGTGAGTGCAGTATCTTTTTACATCATCAAAGTTTTTACTTTGCATAACTTCTCTGCATCGCAATTCAACAGATAGCTCTAACTCTGGTGTCGGAGTTTCAAAATCTATGTTGAAGAAAGTGTCCTTAGTCATTTAACTGGAAATAACTTTTCTTCAATCATCTTTACGATTGCATCGTCTATGTCATTATCTGTTTTAGATGAAGCGTCTTTCAGCATCATTAAAACTGCTTTGCGTAAGGATTCAGATTTACCAAATTTGATAAACAATCCAATGAGGAACTTAGACATAATGTTTTGTGTTACTTTCCAAACATATCAAAATTTGCTAAGTTTGCCATGAGTACCTATTATTAGCCGTAAAAACGCTATCTCCTCACACTTTTAGGTACTTGCTTTTATGGAAGAACAAAAAACAAAAGGACCATTACAAAAACTCAAGGACAACATAACTGATAAAGAAGAACAATTAGCTTTTATATCAGTTGTAGTAAGGCTTGTTGTCGTAGGTTGGAGTGGTTTTATAGTATCTCTCAATTACATAACGATTCCAGGTTATAGTAACGAACCAAAGGATATTACATTCCCTGCAAGTTTGCTTACGGGAGCATTGGCATCATTTGGTTTAGAAGGAGCAAAGAAACGTGGTGATGGTACATATAAGAAAGAGGATAAGCCTTTAAATAAAAAAGAGGTTGAACAGTTACTAGCTACACAATCAGGTAATTATCAAACCATTAGAATAGAAACTCCGCTAAAGATTATTGGTGCGGAAGTCGTTGATAAAAAAGAGGACAAGAAATGAAAAAACTAATTCCATTTTTATTTATCGTCAGTAGTCCAGCAGCAGTGTTGGCTGACATTTCTCACTCGATCCAAAATATAGTTTCTGTATCAACAATAGGTGCTTCATCTACCGCAAATCGTGTAGGTACTACTTTCTCTGCATCAGGTACAAATGTGACTCCGACTGCTAGTGAAACTGCTAATGCTATTGGTACGTTAGATTTAACGGATGCACAAATAACTAATGGTGTTCCAACTATAGATTCAACAACTACTTATGCAGTAACTACAGCAGGAGATGCGTGGTCTGTTTCTGAAAGCTATATACAGGGTGATGCTATTCCTACTGCTGGTACTACAGTTACAAACGGTGTTACTCCTACTGTGCCTATCTTTGGAGATACAACCACAGTAAGTGGAGGAGATATTGGTACAACAGCTATAACAATGGACTCTGGTGGAGCTATGACTGTTAATCTATCTAATACAGGAGCAGGTGTTACCGCACAGATGTCCAATACAATAAAACTAGAAATTGATTAATGAGGTGGCTTGTACTTTTATTTCTTGCAATACCTAACGCAAAAGCTGGAAGTATTACTCCAGCGTTCACTACAGGACAGATTGAATCTACCAGTACAAGTAAAACAGTTATTGTGGAAACTATCGTTACAGAGAACTACAGAACAGGATATTCATATTCAATGCAGGGAACTAATGTTAAACCATCACAAGGTACAGTTATTTCACCTGACGCAACCTATACAAACACGCAGACTATTAATGGAGTGTCCTTTAAATGGGTAACTCCAGAACTAACGACAAAGCCACAATGGGAGGTAGTAGATCCAACAAAAGCATTTTCAATTACGGAGAACTTTTTAGCTCCTGGGTTGGACGCGACAAGTACGATCCAAAGAACTATAAACACAGAAAGTCAGACTACAAGCTTAAGTATCTTCTCGCAATAATATTATTAGCACTATCGCCCAAAACCTTTGCAAATACTGTAAGCTCGCCTTCAGCAAGTTCTAGTGGTACGGTGATTAATAACGGGTATCAAAGTATATCAGGAGGCTTCCCAACTCACAGGTTTTCAAATGGAATACAATGTCAGCTACCCACTCTTGGAATCAACCCCTTCATTACTAAGGGAGAAAATTTTAGCTTACCAAGATCTACAACAACTAGAACCAACATATACGATCTTTCAGAAGATGCTAATGGTAATCTTATTAATCCTGGTCGTATCCTTTACACTTCAGAACAGCCGAGATTAGATCAGACAACATTTAACCTGAATTATGGAGTGACTATGAGCATCCAAATACCTTTAGGTAAAAGGTTTAATGATATGTGTCTAAGAGCAGCAGAGGCTAATGTACAAGGACAGGAGTTTGCATTGACCAAGCTGAAACTCGAAGCTAATTTAGCAAGACTTAAGATATGTGCAGAGCAACTAAAACTTGGTGTTAAGTTTGTTGGAGAAGATGCTATTACTTGTAAAAATGTTGTGTTAACTAGCGTTCCAAATCAGGTATTACCACACACGCACGAAATTAAGACAAAATAATGGGCAAGTCAACGAACCTTGTTTTTCTTGCCCTTGTCAAATTTAGCAAGAATCTTTTTGAATATGGTCTTACTTAAGCTCTTGATGATAGGTAAAAGTAATGGAGTGGTGGCAGCAATGAGAGAAATAGTAACGACATTAAGAGCAGCACTAGGACTCGGTAATACAGAGTCAATAAACGTGATGTCCTCATACAAAGTTATGCACTCTATCCCATCTTCACCTCTTTTATGTCCTGAGACACGTTCCAATCGTTTTTCGTTACGAAAGTCGCCTACTCTTTGATCTTTTTTACTGGGACAAGGTAAAGTTTCTTCCTCTTTTTTCTTTTGTTTGACGGGTGGTGTTACTTTTGTTTCTTGCCTTTTCGCTTCATTCTGAACAGGATTACTCTCTGTATATATCAACTCATTCATATCAAATCTTATTGGATCGAATGACGGAATCTGACCTTCTGGACAGGTAGTAAACGTACCATTTTTATCAGAGATCAACAAAGAAGGATTGCGTGTTACTTTTAGATCTCTATGAAATAAATTACAGCCTGGTATCTGACCTTCTAATTTATGTTGTGTAAAGAAAGGAGATTGTGGTATATCAACACTAGGAAGCGTTATCTGCGGTATCTTTATCTCTGTCATAGTTAGGAAAGTAAACCTCTACATAAGATTCACATTTTGGACAAGAGAGATTTGTAACCATTGCATATTCTTCTGCAAGTATAGGTTTAAGCTCTTCAACGCTATGATCTCCGCCCCAGATTAATTCTGTTTGACAGTGCCAGCAATTCATTTGTTAAATGGTATAGAAACACCTGTTGTACTTGGCATCGCTCCATCTAATGCTTTTGGCATAAGTCCTGATACTTTACCCATAACCTTTTCCATCATCATCTTTTCAAACTGTGGACTGGTTATGTAACGATAACCTGCATAAGCTCCACCTAAAGTTGAAATACTAATCACAAACGATACGATGGATAAAATTGAACTAATTTTAGAAAGCATTTTAAAAAATGATAAGAGGTGTATTCGTAGTTATTTATATGTTAATCATAACTACAGTGTGTGTAAGCACACCCCTATTCATATTTAGTTATATTCTCAGAGTTTTATCTTCAAACCCAACTTCGTGCCGTATGCGTTAGTTGAATCTGTAACGATAGAAAATTCTCCGTAAACGTCAACTCTTTCTGAAGCTGCTACTGAACCACCAACTTTACCAGAGAAGTTTGTGCTTGATTCACCACCATCAGGATTAGATAAAAACGCACCACCTTGTAAGTAGTAAGAAGCAGAATCATTGCCACCTTCGTACCCTAGATGAGCGTCCGTTCCAGTTCCGATATAATCTTTGCCAAGAAATGCGGAATTTGATTCAACGTTCAAGTAGAACCCTGCAAACGCTGGTGTTGATAGTGCTGATGCAGCAGCTATTGTTAATACTTTTTTGAGCATTTAATTAAAAAAATTAAAGTTATATACTAATTGATTTCAAATGCTTTTCAAGGCTTTGTTACTACGACTTGATCTAGCTCTACACGCTCCACTGCAATAAATCCTTCTTTGCTCCATCGTATGAAAGTCTGCTCCGCAAACAGGGCAGACTCTAACTAAGATTCCTGTAACTGTTGCTTTTTTTCTGTTTCTTCCTCTGCTCTGTCAGTCAAAATTGCATTGATAGCAATAGCTCTATTCTGACAGTTCTTCTGTACTTCTACTGCTTCGTTATAATTTTCTTGCAATGTTTTTAATTCTTGCTTTAGTTCTTCTGTTGTCTTACGAGCCATAAATTAGTATTTTGTTTTTCCTAGTGTAACAGCAGCATCTTGTTGTGTGAAGTCTTCTGTTGTCCAGATAGATGTCGTGCCATCTTCTTTCTTATAAGCCTTGATAATTTCAAGATGTTCTACATTACGCTTAATTTCATCTTTCTGTTCATCAGTAAGAGATGACAAAGCAGCAAGGTTGTTAATTACAGTTACGCTATCTCCCGCATTAGTAAAAATAGTTGAAATTTCTTCAGTGGTACGTTCAGACATAATTAAACAATAGTAAGAGTATCACCAGAACTTACAGTGACGGTGACGTTTGAATTTATAGTTATTGGACCTGCTGCCATTGCATTAGACCCACTCAAAGTATAATCAGCAGCTACAGTTTTCGCATTTTCATAAAAAGCTGCTCCGTTAGTAACAGCAGAAGCAGATATCTCAAAGCTTATACCAGGCACTCTAAATTTAGTAATATCTGAGTCTCCTAAAGTTATTTCATTTGAAACACTAGATGAACTAGCAGTGGCTTGGTATCCTATGAGTATATTATTACCGCCTGTGGTAATTTTATTTGAACCTGTTCCACCAGCATAATACCCAATCGCTACGTTATTTGATCCAGTAGTGACACCGTGTAAAGAATTTCGCCCAAAAGCACAGTTATGGGCTGCTGTTGTCATATTTTCTAATGCTTTATGGCCTAAGGATTCCGAAGAAAAACTAGAAGCTGAAGATGCCTGAGATCTATACCCAACAGCCGTTGCAAAGCTACCAGTTGTATTTGTTGTTAAGGCTTCTGCTCCAAGAGCAGTCATATTAAATGCTGTAGTAAGATTTGCACCAGCTTTATAACCGAAACAAGCAGCATTATCAGCAGTAGTAATATCAGTTCCAGCATCAAAACCAATTAAAGTGTTATTAGTTGCATCTGTTCCTGAGAAACTATCTCCTGCATTTGTACCACCAACAGTGTTGTTCTGAGCATCAGAAGTTAAACCACTAGCTTCTGCCCATGATGTATTTCCGCTACCATCTGTTTTCAAGAAGTAACCATTTGTACCTTCATTTGGTGGAAGTATAAAATCAGGGTTTCCAGAGAAAGAAGAATGTGCAGGTGCTCGTAAATTTACATAATGTGCATTATTTACTTCACAATAAAATCTAATTGCTGTTGGACTTCCACTACCAGTTTTAAGAGATAATATACCGTCAGTTGATTCTAAATTAGTACCAGGTACTCTTAACTTGGTAATATTAGCGTTACCTAAAGTAATTTCATTATCTACGGTGGCTGAACTAGCAGCAGAGTTATATCCAATCAGAATATTATTTGAACCTGTAGTTAAATCGTTAGTGCCAGAATTACCAGCATTTGCACCCAATATAGTATTGTAATCTCCTTCGGTAATATCTCTCCCTGCTTGGTGTCCAAAAGATGAATTTAATTCTCCAGAAGTATTTGAAAATAATGCAGAAGTTCCTGTAGCTACATTTTTTGTTCCTGTATTATTATTTAGGGCATAAGCTCCTACTGCCACATTTTGTACTGAAGTTGTGACCGAGGTCAATGCAGCATATCCCAAAGCGGTATTGTTATTTCCTGTAGTAAGTGAATCAAGAGCAGTAGCACCTACAGCAGTAGAATAATTTGCTGTTGTGTTTGCTTTTAAAGCGTTATGACCTACCGCAGTGTTGTTCGTACCTGTAGTATTTAAATATAAAGCTAATTCACCAATACCAATATTATTAGAGGCTGTTGTATTACTGCTTAAAGCTAGACTACCAATACCAACACAAGATTCACCTGTTGTATTTGCATCTAAAGCACCTTTTCCTATGGCTATATGATTAGCACCATCAGTATTAAGTTTTAAAGCATTTAAACCAATAGCGACATTATCATAACCAGTTGTGTTGGTTTTTCCAGCATTGGCTCCTAAAAAGGTATTACCATCTCCACTTGTTATTGCCGTTCCAGCATCGTATCCAATAAGAGTATTATTAGTTGCATCAGTACCAGTAAAGCTATCACCTGCATTTGTACCGCCAACAGTGTTGAACTGAGCATCACTATCTAAACCACCAGATATTCCTGTCAAATTTGAACCGTCTATAGCTGGTAATGCTCCAGTTAACTGCCCCGAAGGTAGATTTGTTAAAGACGCACCTGATCCACTGAAAGTGGTTGCTGTACAAGTTCCTGTAATTGTAGCTCCACCCTCTGCTTCAAGTTCGGTTCCATTTATTAATTTAAATGCTGTGCTTGTAAATCTTGCTGTAATCACATTTGAGCCAGCTTTTCTATGTGCAACTTCAATAATTCCATCCTCTGTACCAGAACTGGCATCACTAATTTTTCCTGTAATTTTTGCATAAACTTCTTTGCTGCCGTCATCACTCTCACCAGTAAACTTAAGCTGCCCTAAATAATCTGCATCTGCTGGAGATGAACTATTTCTATAAAGTTCTAATTCTGGAGCGGCAGAACTTCCAGCATCAGTTGAGGTAAGAGTTAGATTTCCTGTTCCTGTTATATCTGATGTAAAGGCTGGTGAGATTTTTGATCCTGCAATAGCTGCACTTGCGTTAATATCAGCATTGACTATGGCTCCATCAGCTATTTTTGCAGACGTTACGGAACTGTCAGGAATACCCCCAATTTCTTTTATTGTGCCACCGTCATTTAAAAAAAATTTTTTTGCTGACTTATCTATTGCAACTTCACCATCAACAATATCACTTGTTGTAGGAGTACTTGTACCTCGTTTTAGCTTGATGACATTTGCCATTGGACATTACCTCCTATGGTTTAAAAAGTTCCACCCTCGACATCAAAGCCAGAGGTAGATCCATCTTCTAAAAATGTAACAAGGTCAGACAGTGCAACTTGTTTCATCGTTCCAGCATCATTCATTACAAGACGATCTGCTGCTGCCAAAGTGGTAGAAGTAGCAGATGTATCACCATCCATGATATTTAACTCAGAAGTCGATACTGTCGCTCCATCGAGAATAGCCACTTCAGTTGAAGTTAAAGCAGCTAAAGCAGCAGAAGCACCAGATTGACAACCAGATAAATTAGCCAAATCTGCATCATACGCTTGAACATTAGTGCCTATAGCAAGTCCTAAAGCAGTTCTTGCTGCACTTGCACTTGTAGCACCCGTTCCACCATCGCCAATCGCAAGTGTTCCTGTTATAGAACTGGCATCAAGCTTTAGAGCAAGCTCAGTTGACTCAATAACAAGTCCACCATTTGACTTAAGATCAACGCTAAACTCATTACCAGACTTATCAAGGCCATCTCCAGCAGTTATATTTCCACCACCACTAAATTGTGTAAAAGCTAAGTTATTAGTACCAACAACAGCAGAACCTTTATCAGTTGTACAGACAAAACCTTGATCTGCTTGTGTACTACCTTCGCTTATAAATACAAAGACAGAAGAAGCATCAGCACCAGTAGCTAAATCAGAAGTTCTTTCCCATGTACTTGCTTTACAAAGATACAGTCCATTCTGACTTGCGGTACTTTGATTTTTTACAAGCACTCTATTATCAGCAACTACAGAAACACCATCAATAGTTTGCGTTCCAGAAAGGGTAATATTTGCAGTAGTACCAACTCTTGCAGCTTCTTTTATATCAAGTCCTTGTGCGACTCCATCTACATATCCCTTTGTCGTAAAGTGAGCATCAGCAGTAGGTGTTACTCCACTTACAGGGTTAGTTGCACTAGCTAACTGGTCAACTCTATTTGCCTGTACTCCTGTATCAAAATCACTAATTTTGGTATGAGCAATAGAAGGAATATCGGAGGCAACGAGAGATCGGAATGTAGGTGCAGCAGCCGATCCACTCGTAGGCCCAGCTAAGATTGCATTTGCACTTCTTGTATCTGTCTTATTAAAGAAAGCCCCAGCACCACCAACAGTAATTATGGAACTTGCAGAAGGTGGAGTCGATCCATTATCACCAAAACCATAATAAAGTTTCAGATCATTTTCGTTAAAGGCTAATTCTGATGGAGATAAACTCGAAGGAGCACCAGCAGATCCACTAGCTGCTCTTTTCTTAATTCTTATTGTGTTAGACATTGCCTAAAAATTACCTCCATTAACAAGTGTTAGTTTAGTTGTGGTTGCATCTGCCTTAAACTTAGCAGAACTAGAGTCATAGTAAATAACAGATCCATCAACTTTATCAGTTGAGTCGAATGTAAAGTCAGC